CTCTACCTCTACTATATACTGATCTTCCTCTGCATAGTGTTTGATTGTATGTGAGTGAGGTGTAGGTAAGGCATCTACTTTTTGTAGAGCTTCTTTTCTACTTTTAAATTTATATTTCATCTTAACTTGTTATTTTAGTTAATAATATATCTACTTCTGAATCTGTCATTTCTTTAGTGTTATATACTCTTATATCTCGTATCTTGCCATAAAAATCTTGCGTTCCATCTGCATCATCTAAACTTAAATCAGACAAAGCTGTTGGTATTGCTCCACTTGTATCGCTTAAAACCTCTGTTCCGTTTACATATAAAGAGAAATCATTAACTTTATATTTTAACGCTATCTTGTTAAATTGTAAAGCATTAGACAATGTATGTGTTGTATTTAAAGCGATAGAGCCACCACCTCTAACAAATGCTTTAATTTGATTTGTAGTTGATGTATATAAAATTGAAACCTTATTTGTGCTACTCGAACCATCGCTTAAGGAAATTTGTCTTGCAGTTCCGTCATTAGCTAAAGCTGCTATTTCACAATATAATATTCCCTCTGAACTTTCAAAGATAGAAGATGTACCTGCACCAATACAGGTTTCTGCTGCTCTTGTTTGTGCGCTTCCGTTTGTTGGTATGTAGCTTGTGCAGTACGTTTGTTGTTCTAACTGTGCGCCATATATATACAATCCTTTAATACCATTACCTGCAAATTGTTCTACTCTTGCACTTGTCGCTGTAGTTACTATTCCTACTCTTATAGCAACTATTCCTAAAGATGCGTTCCAAGAAATTTTACATCTATACCAATCATTACCCATATCTACCATAGAAGCAGTATATACACCTGTACTGCCGACAGCACCTGTCTCTAAGTTAAAATTTGCAAAAGCTGACCCATCTTTAGCATCACTTAATTGTAACACAGAATATTCTCCTTTTTTAGCAAAAATGCTAAAGGATAAATTACCTGAATTAGAAGAACTAAACTTAATTGCTTGTCTACCACTTGTTGTTCCTGCTATTAGTTTATCTGAGTTTATTGTGCCATCAGGAGATATAATACTGTCTGAACTAATACTTGCTTGACCATCCACAACCCATTGACTAAAGTCCTCGCTATAAGTAACTAAGTTTGTGCTTTGTGGCTCTAATAAAAGTGATGGCTTTGTGTTTACTAAACCTCCATCTATTTCATAATTTAATCTTGCTCTGTCGCCTTGAATTTCTTTTACAGATACATTACTAATGCTTACATTTAAAGAATGTCCACTATTACCTGTACCCATCTGTAAGTAACCTGTAGTAGTTGATGTTATAGTAAAATCAAAAGAATATGAGCCACTACTACTTACTAAATGATTATTACTTATTTGTGTACCTGCACCATTAGCTGATGAACTAAACACTACTCTTAAATCATTACCACTATTTTTTGTATAGTCAAAAGTAACCCTATAGGTTTGTCCTGATGTTACACTTATAGCGTTAGATACTGCACCTGCAAAAGCAGATGATACAATAGCACTTGTAATATTGTTACCTGAAGTTGTAAAAGTTGTAAAAGCATAAGTAGTACCATTTGTAAAACCTGTTAGTTTTTCTGTACTAAAATACCCAACAGTTTCTATAAAACCTTGACTATTCACTCTCGTAGCTGAAGAATCTCTATTAAAGTCAAAATCAGCATCCGTTGAGTTAGGAAATACAGAATGTACTTTGCCTGAACTAACTGCTGAGGGAATCATAAATAAACTTGGTATATCCATATCTTATAAATTATCTATTACTTTTTTAACTTCGTTTAATGCTTCTACTGTAAAGGATGCTGTTCTTGTTACAAAATTGCTATATATTGATGATGCTGTTACGCCTGTTAGTTGCATAAGTTGTGATTCGCTTAATGCTTCGTTATATACTGCTAAACCTTTACACTTACCATAAAAACCTTGTGTTCCTGAATTGCTATCAAACAAAACTTCATCTAACTGATCTGCAGCAATACCTGTAAAAGTTGCATCACTACCAATCAAACTACCATTTACATATAAAGAAATACCACTACTTTGATATTGTAATGCTATTTTATGTGTATTTGTTATATCACTTAGAGTAGTTGCTATAAAGCCTAAATTTGCACCATCATAACAAATAGCTTGTAATTGATTTGAGTTGTTAGAAAATCTTAAGCCTATATATCTTGTTGCATCATTATCATTTATATAAATAGCTCTATAAGTTAAGTCGTTAGCTAATGCTTGTATCTCACAATATAAAACACCCTCTGTACTATTTACACTTGGTTTAGAATTGTTACAAGTTTCAGCAGCTCTTGTGATAGTTGTTCCTGCTGTGGGTATGTATGATGTAGCGTATGCTGTTGTTTCGACTTGCCAACCATAAGCATAGAAAAAATCTCCAACTGTAGATGTTCCTGCTCCATAAGCAGCACTATTTGAGTTAGAAAAGTACACTCTAAAATCGCCTACACCTGAGCCTGATGTAAAAGTACCTGAAACCCTATACCATCCATTACCAAATTCTGTAGCTTTTAGGTTGCTTGTGTTAGAGCCATTTGTTCCAAATACACCATTTTGAACATCAAAATTAAAAAAATGTGCTGACTGATTAGTAGTCAAAAATTGTAAATACTGCGAATTTCCATATTTTACAAAAACACTAAAAGTTGCATCTGTAAAAGTAATTGTACCTGCTCTTACTTCTGCTCTGCCTGTTGCTGTAGATTGCGCCTTAAAACCATTTTGAGTTCCATCAGGACTTATAATATTATTATAACTTATAGATGTATTATTAGTAACAAAAGAACTGTTACTGTTTACAACAAGATTCGTAGAACTCGGCTCTAAAAGTAAATGTGGTTGATCTTCTACTACTCCATTTGTTATATCGTAACTTAATCTTGGTCTATCGCCTTGTACTTCAACAACAGATACATTGTCTACTTCAAACTCATTTCCACTTGTTCTCCCTCCAAAAGTTAAATGACCTGTAAAATTTAAACTTCCTGAATCAATTATAAAACTATATTCTGTAAAAGTTGATGTTATAACTTCATCTATAAAGAAATAGTAATCTCTTCCTGCTTGAAATGTTCCACTTCCTGATTTTTGTCTTGCTTTGAATGTTACTTTATAGGTTTTATTTTGCTCAAATACTGTTTGATATAAAGTCCAATTATTTGAACCTGCCTCAATATTTCCAAGAGCAACGACAGTAGCAACATCTTCGCTTATTGTACTACCATTTCTTTTAGTCCATCTATCATTAGGGTCAACTTGTTTTACTGATACGTTGTCTATTGAGCCAACAAAAGTATTTCCTACTAATCCAAAAGTCGTATCAACAGCAGTATAATATCTTATATAAGTTCCAACACCAACTGCTGCTGCACCAAATGAACCACCAAAAGCAGTTATATAACCTGTTGTATAGTCAGTTATTTCAAAAACAATTTTATATGTTTTTCCTACCGTTAAAGTGTTAGTCTTGTAAAAATACTCAGTAGTACCTGCTGTAAAATTACCTTTACCATTAGATATGTTAACATTTGAACTGCTTAATTGCCACCAACTGTTATCAGCAAAATCTCCATTAGTTACTAACTCGCTTCCTAATTCACTAAAGTCTCCGTTTTGTACTAACTCACTTGAGAAATAACCTACTTCTTCTATTAAGCCATCTCGATTGATTCTTGTTGCGCCTGTTGATCTATCAAACGTAAAATCGCCTTTACCATTATTAGGTAAAACTGAATGTAGCTTAGAATCGCTTACAGCACTTGGTATTTGTAATAAACTTGGTATCATAATATATAATTGTTTATATCGGCTTCTACATTGTATTCTTCTGCTAAACCTAAATAGCTTAATCTATTGTAATAATTCATATATAGTTCGTGGTTGTTGTAGCCTGTTAGTTTCTCTAATTCTAAGTCAGTAAGAGCTTCTTTAAATACTGCTAAACATTTTATCTTACCCTCATAATCACTTATATTGTTGTCGTTTATTTTGACCTCGTTTAAAGTGTTAGCAGGAAATGTAGCACCTGAACTATCAGAATCAACTTCCCGACCATCTACATACATAGAAAAATCGTTGAGTTTCCATTTTACAGCAACCTTCTCAAACTGTGTCATATCTATTGATTGATATTGATGGTCAAACACATTTACACCACCTACTGTAACTCTTACGTTAATTTTATCTGTTGCTCTATAAAATAGCTGTACTTTGTTATTTTGTGTTCCATCAGATAAAGATAAATCATCAAAAGCACCTGCACCTGTTAATGCTGCAAACTGCAAATAAAACACTCCCTCTGTAGAATTTATTAAGTCGCTGTTTCCTGCATTGTCTGCAAAATCTGCACTACGAGTAACTGTACTTCCTGAAGTGTGTATTAGAGATGTTGCATAGCTTCCTACTTCAACTTGTGCGCCATATATAAACATAGATGAACTACCATCTCCTGTGTAAGAACTTGTATTGCTTGTTTGTGTCATATAGATTTGAAATCTACAACTTGTTGATGGTACAGTTACTACAATAGAACAGCGATACCATCCGTTTTTTAAATCTTGTATGTTATAATCTACAGGTGTTCCATCTACTCTTACAAATTTACCTGTATCTAAATTAAAATATGCACCATCAGCAGAATTAGATTCAAACAATAGTATAAAATTTCTTTCTCCTTTTTTTGCATATACAGAACAAGTTACAGTAGCACCATTTGAAACAGTTACAGTTTCTTCTACTCTATGTGAAGATGTTGCAGTATCTTCAGTTAGTTTAGATGCGTTAGTTAAACCCTCAGGAGAAGTTGTATTATTAGCAGTAATTGTAGAATTATCTTTATCCCAAGCTGCATTAGTAAAGTCATTTGAATAAGTAATAAGATTTGTTCTGCTTGGTTCAAGCAATATACTTGGCTCTCCGTTTGTGTAATCTATTCTTGGTATGTCTAATCTGTCTGTTGTTTGTAGATAGTCTTTTGGTTGGTCGCCTTTTACAAATTGTGCGCCCCAAACAAGAAAGTCTGTAGACATATTTGCTAAAGATGTACCACCCCCACTACTTCTTGCTTTTCCTATAACTATTGTTTCTGTATTACCTGTTGTGCTTGTAGCAGTTGCTACAGCAGTAATCCTAACCCAATAATCCGTTAATGTATGTGTAACAAAAGACATATAATCAGCATCATAAGAATATACGTTTACAATTTTACCAACCTGTGAGCTATCTGATGCTTTTAGAAAAACTGAATTTGCAAACTTGCTTCCTACTGATTTAGAAACAGATTGAAAATTATCTATAACTGCAAAATCATTTTCTGTATTTGGTTTTGTTACAACAACCCTCGATGCAGTTAAAGTTCCATCAGGAGCAAGTGCATAATTATCAGTTATCACAGGAACTTGTGTAGAATCGCTTGTTCTTTTCCTCCAATTAGAATTACTAAAATCTTGGCTATAAGGAATAAAATTATAAGGCACATCTTCTATAAGATAATCTTCGTTTACTCTTGTTCCTGTTGAGTTTCTGTCAAAGTCAAAGTCGGCATCTGTTACTTCTTTTACGCTTACATCATCAACAATCGTTATTCCTACTCCCCCTGTATTTATCCAAAAATATCTAAGACCATTAGCATCAGCAGTAAAAGTAAAATTATGTACTCCTGCCTCTGTTATGTTTTGAAGTGTAAAACCGTTTGATGGTGCAACTGTATTTGTAGTAGATGCTGCAGAAACATATAAACTTGTAGTTGTTGATATAAGTCTAACACTAAAAATGTATTTTTTGCCTTGTGATAATGTTACGGATGTAATTGCACTTGAATTAGCACCTGCATTAGCACTATCATCTATTTTTAATTGTTTTTGAGTTACAGACACAACTGCGTTATAAGATGTCCAACCTGTTAAACCATCAGAAAAGTCGCCATTTGTAACAAGCTCTGAGCCTAAAGCATAAGCAGGTTTTATAGAATATAAGTAGTCCTCAGCATAAGCTGTAGGTGTGGTTATTATTGATGCTTTTTGTAGTAAACTCATTGTATATTCTCTAATAGTTGATTAGTCATTGTGTTGTTCTCGTATATCTGCACTCTCCTGTTTAAATCAGAAGTCAAATACTCTACTATATAATCATCTCCCCAACTGTTAGTCGTTGTTGCGTTGCCCCAATAACTCTCGCTGTATGATTTTCCCCAATTTATCGTATTTGCCATTTAAATACTGTTTTAGTTTAATTATATTTTTTTCTTTCGGTTTGTATCTCACAATACCCATCCGTTAAATGTAGCATCTGAATCAGGGTACACATCGCCACCTGTATTCTGACTATACTCAGGAAATAAATTACTGTTGTTATTGATGTAATCTAAAAATCTCTGTGTATAATACTCTGCTGTATTTCTTGCTTTGTTTACTAAGTAATCTACTTCACTCTTAGAAACTGTTTCTGAGTTTTCGCTTGTGTGCTTAAACACTCCACCATTTTTAATCTGATAAGCTGCATAAGGAATATACTCTGCTTGTGCATACCATATTAACATGGGTTGTACATATTTGTTTAATAAGGTTTGATAATTACCTGCAACACCTGATCCTGAAATATCACTTTGTAACTTTTCGTAAAGTTTAGTTCCTAAGTAGTTTCTTATTTCAATTTCCTGTGCTACTTTAATAAACTGTATAAATTTATCTGTATCAACATTACCATCAATGATACTATTCTTGACTAAATCTGTTCTTGATATGAATAATACTGTTGCCATAATTATCTACTTATTCCTATTCTTTTTGCGTATGCTGCTGTATATCCTTTGTAAGGCATATCCTTTGGCTTCATAGCTACTTTTTTTGCGTTCTTAGGAGGTGTAAAACCTCGTCTTTTAGCCTCTGAATCATATAACTTTTTACCTAAGCTCTTGTTGCCATCTTTTCTAAGATACGTTCTTCTGCTCCAATAATGCTCACATCTTGCACCACCTTTATAAAGCCATATAGAATATGTGTTAGAGCCACCTTTTCCAAACCCTGCATTTACTGCTATTTGATCCATAGCTTTTATATCTTCTTTACGATAAACCTTTTTAGCTCTTACCATTTTTTTACAAAACTCTCTTGATGTTCTCTTAACTCTGTTTGGACTATAGTAGTATCTTACTAAAAATGTATAACCTAATAATTTACTTGCAGGGGTTTTTCCGTCTTGTTCGCTTTCTCTATATGGTGTTGCTTTACCTACTCTTGCTAATTTTATTTCATTATTAGTTTGTTCAATCAACTCATCCATTTCATCATCAAACTCATAATCAACTTGTGATTCATCTACTAAATCAAAATCTTTTAATAGTTCTTCCTCATCTTCTCCTAAGTCGATTAGCTCTTGTGCTATGTTATCTCTAAAGTCATCTTCTGATAAGTTTTGTACTTCTGAATGATCTTTACAAGGCATATACCAAGTCATACCATCTTCTTCGTGTTCATGATAACCCTCGCATCCCATTTCTTTAGCTTTTTCTATAGCTTGTTCTTTAGTAGGAAATACATCTTGACCATCTATCTTTTTTAACTTAACACCTGTTTCTTCTTCTCTTGTTTCCTGATCAGCTACGTTCTCTAAATCAACAAATTCAAGTGGCTGAAGCGTTTTAAAGTACAAATGCAAAGAGATTTCGTTGTAAGCAAGTATTCTATCAAAAGCATCTATTAAAAGCCCTTGAAAGCTCTTAATTACTAAGTTGTCAAACAAGATAGAAGCTGTCTTTAATTCATCAGCGTTGTTTCCAAGACCTGTATCATCTTTTATACCAAATAACATAGGACTTACGATTCTGTGAGCTACCATTATTTTTTTAGAACTTTCATTGCTTAGAAACTCGTATTGTTGGTGTGCATCACTTAACTGAACAGGCTCTATACTTGCTGCTGTCTCAGGGTTGTCGTTAAATGCTAAAATAAATTTACCTGCATTACTTGAGCCACTAAACTTTTCGTAGATTCTTCTTTCTATCATTTCTCTTTGCTCAGGATCAGGAGTTCCATTATTGAAGTTGATTAACATACTTGGTGCAAGTCCGTTTAGTATGTTGTTTAAATGGAAATTTGAAATCTCCTCCTCTAATTCAGCGTATTGTGTGCCACCTTGATAATCTACAGGACTATAATACTTAAAACCTGCTCTATAAGGTTTGATGTAAAGTATTTCCAATCCCTCTTTAGAAGTTCCGAATGCAGGTATTCTTTTTAATTCGTTTCCTCGCTTGTACTTTGCCCAATCGTTAAAATAATAGTAACCCTCTATTTCTCCTTTTTCATTACACTTTTCAGCTCTTAGTGTCTCAATAGGCATGTGTTCTAACTGTACAATCTTAGCTCTGTTTTTTGAGTAGATAACTTGTACTGCACATTGACCCATTAATTTTAAGTCATAGCATAATTTTCTTACACAATCATTATTAAATAATGCTTTCATTTGTGCATACTCATTAGGCTTTTTGTTCGAGTTAGTAGCATCTAAGCCTTTTCCGTAAATCATCTCGCTAACACCATTTATAATAGCGTTATTTGTAGGACTTCCGTTGTATCTGTCTATTAGGTATTGGAAATAGTTGTTATCTTCTCCATACTCGATAAAGTCTTTGCCTCTTACTTCCTTAACTACAGGAGAAGTATAGGTGCTTAAATTTACAATACTTAAATCTGATTTATTTTTCATATTACAATATAATCATTATCAAAGACATCGTTTCCTGTTGGTACAGTATATTCTGCATTATTTACTGAATAGCTTGAAATAGTTTGATCAGTACAAAAAACTTTATCTTTATATATTACATTACTTCCCTCTTTTAAAGTTAAATCATAAAACCTACCCTCTACAAGTACAGGACTTAATGCTTTTGATACTACTAAGTAATTTTTGTCTGTTGTAGTGCTTACTGTGTATGTTGTTGAGGTGTTTGTTGAATCATCTCTTAGTATCATACTAACAGAACTCGCATAACTTCTTGGTATTATTTTAAATGTCTGAGCTGATGCAGTTGTGGTTAAGTGTATCATACTTATATAACGTACAAACTTTAAATTTTGTGTATAAAAAAAGAGGAGTTAAAAAACTCCCCTTTCAAACAAAACTAATCTAAAATTTATGAAAACTCTTATAAATATAAGAAATTATTTTTAGTTAGGTGTTATTTGTGTTGCACTTGCATCTCCTGTTACTACAGAGCCTGTAATAAAGTATGGAGGCGCAGTTTCTTGTGCTACCATTGTTAATGTGAATCCACTAAGATCTCCCATAGCAGCTCCACTCACGATTGATCCACCTGTTACCTCAGCACCATGTTCTAAACCTACTACAAAGTAATTACCATTATAGTCCTCTACAAAAACATGAGGTCTTGCATGAGCAACTAATTTTAATTCTTCTTGTGTAAGTTTGTCAAGGAACGTAAGTGTTAGGTTTAAAGTAGTTTCGTAGAATGTAGTACCATTTTCTCTTGAGCTATTGATTGCAGTTTCTAAAGATGAATTTCCTTTTATATCAAACTGAAATAAAGCAGGATTTCCTGCTAATGCAGTAACCTCGCCTGAAGCAATCGTAGCTGCACCAAGAGTTCCGTAATCAGCAAAGTAAACAGTTTTTAAACCACCTACCCCTGATTTACAAGGTAACTTTCTTCCTGTTGTTAGTGTACAAGCCATAATTATTAGTATTAAAAAAGGGTAGGCAGAACACTACCCACCCCTTTATATGTTAGTTAATTTAATTTATTAGTCGTAAAGAACAACATCAGCACCAACACCGATTTGGCATCCTGCTGTATATCTCATTACTACTCTTACATTTTGTGATCCATCAATATCTGACATATCAATAACTTTAACTTCGTTTCTGTCATTCAATAGACCTGTTCCGAAGAATAAGTTAGAGCTTCTTGCAGCGATTGCTTGGTTATCACTAAATCCTGAAGATGGGTAAATCTTAACACCATCAAAGAATAAATTATCTAATGATTGGTTGTTACCTCTATTTTCGTAACCTGCTGCACCTAAACCTGCTGCACCGAAACCACCTAATGCTCTAATATAAGCTCTGTAGATGTTTTGTGATACATAGATAATTAGATCATCAGCTCCGTAAACTCCTGATGGAATAGCATCAACGATTTTACCTAATTCTGCGACTACGTTAGCAGAAGTAACTGTACCTGCTGTTACATCATTAACAGTTCCATCAGCAGTTGCTAATGTTACAAAACCATCGAAGTTACCCTCTCCTGCACTACCACCCCAAATAGAAGTTTCAGTTGCACTTGCAACCTCTGCTGCTACTCTTGCGATAACGAAGTCAGAAAATAATGGAGGTAAATTGTCAAAAGCACTAAAGCCCATTTGAGCAGCTTCCCAATCTGCATGTAATTCTTTCTTACAGATTTGTAGGTTTACTTGTAATTCAGTTGGTGTTAATACTTTTTCAGTAAGTGTAAGACCTGAAGTCGTTGAATCGAAATCACAATCAGCACTTCTTACTAAATTTGAGAAAGCCCCTACTTTCATAGCAGCTTTGTACTTAATGTTTGGCAAAATAGTTATCGCAGCATCATCTAAAGTTTTAGCTGTCAATAAACTCGCAGCGATATACTTTCCTGCAAATTCCCCTGCATAACTACTTGCTGTAATTGTTGGATTTGGCATTTTTCTTAATTTTAATTATTGGTTAATTTTTTCATTACTCTATCTAAAGCAGTTTCTTTTCTGTTCTGTCCGAATCTTACTTTAAATTCTTGTTTAGCTTCAGGATTGTGAGCAATAGGCTCTACAGCAGGAGTTTCGCTAAGTTCTTGTTTTACTTGCTCCTCTACTTCAGCCATTTCTTCTTTCACTTCCTTTAACTCATTAATCATACCTTTGATCTCATCAATGGCAGAGTTAAATTCTTCTTTTGATACATAAGCCATTTCTTCTTCTTCAGCCTCTACTTCTTCTTCTTCAGATTCCTCTGCCTCTGCTGACTTAATCTCTCCGATAATTCCCTCCTCGCTTACTACGAGCATTTGACCATCTTCCATTTGATATTCGCCTACAGGTACTGCTACTCTTTCATCTTCAGTAACAATAAAGATTTCGTTTCCTGCTTCAAAAGCCTCAGCTTCTAAAACTGTACCATTATCAAGTTTAGCTTGTGCTAACTCGACTTTCTCTTGAGATTCTTCTAATTGAGTTTCTTCAACTTGAGTTTCCTCTACTTGTTCTTCAATTTTTTCCTCTCCTAAGAAAGTTTTGATTTTGTCTAAGATTTCTGTTGATTTCATATTACTATAACGTATTTAAATTTATATTTGCATTTTTATATTATTTTAAGCTAAAGGCTCTTTAGGTACTTTAATTCTATCTAAAAGTTTTATTACTTCTATTGCTGTTTTTCGTAGTTTTACTACTTCTTTATATTCAGGTATGCTATCAGGTTTTACTCCTAACTCTTTAGCATTAGAGTCAAATGTTCTAAGAATACCATCAACCTCTCTATATACATAATTATATAATTCGTTTCTATGCTTATTCATAGCTTTCCAAGATTGTATTGATCTTTCTACTTTATCAACTAAATCCTGAAAAAATCTATCTGCATTACTTTCTACATTTTTCAAAATTAGCACAGCACCTTTTAAAGCACCCATATTACCTAACTCTACCTTTTCTGTAGATAGTTCTGTTACTTGTGATACATATTTCATCGCTTTTTTTCTCATAACTTATATTTTTAAATTTCAGGATATAACTTTTTGTAATTGCTTAAAATACCTGTAAGTTTTTTTGCTAATTTTTCAGCTCTGTCTAAGTCAGGAATAGCTACATTATCTAAACCTAATTTTCTAACTTCTACTTTGACATCTAAAATATCAGTACCTAATAATCTTACATTGTCTAATTCTCTGTTAATTGTTGAGTCAAATTCTTGTTGTGCTTTTTTGTAGTTTAAATATGCTTTGTCCATTTTAGAAGATGATTTTGCTGTAAATTCATCAATTCTAATAAGATTAGTCAATATAGATTTTGGTTTTCTTGCTAATTCTACCTTTTCTGTGCTAAATAGCATCTTGCTAATTCGTTTACTCATAACTTATATTTTACCGATTCCTTGATTTATTATATTACCCTTACAGCACTTTACTGAATAGGTTTCATCTTTACATAAACAACCTCTACGTCCTCCTCTTGGACTTGTCTTACTTGGTGTTTCAAATTTTTTCATTAATAAATATCTGTTAGTTTTCTTGCTATTGTACCTAAAACTGCTACTTGTCCTGAAGCAACTTTCAATTCTTTTTTTGCTTTTTCAATATCTGAGTTTTTGCCAATACCTAATTCATTTAATGCTTGTTCTGCTTTATCAATGCCATCTCTTAGAGCAATTATTTTTTGATTTAATGGTTTTGCTGCTGCATCAACTTTACCTCTTAATGCTTTTGCACCATCTACAGCAATACTTAACGCATCTTTCCACTCAGACTCTATATCAGAAGAAACTTTTTTAACCTCATCAATTAAACCTAACTCTACTCTCTCTTTGCTAAATAGCATTTTACTTATTCTTTTACTCATCTTCCTTGACCTTTATATGGTTTTTTATATTTGTTTTGTCCTACACTCGCATTTTTGCTGTGAGGGTGTGATTTTCTTTTTGGTTTTATATATACACTTACTACTTTTCTTGGCATTACTTAATAGGAATACAATTAGGAACTAATCTTCCGTTTTTTATTTTCATTCCGTATTGCTCATATCCTGCTTGACAAGGTTTCTTCAAGTCAATAAGATCAAGCTCTTTAAGTTTGCCCTCTGCCCATCTTTTAGCAGCTTTACCACCCCATAAAAGGTAAGAGATAGTTCCACACGCTTTAGAATCTCCCTCATCGTAATATTCTTCTGCTCTACTTAAATAAGAGTACATTCTCTTTATAGTTTCTACACTTATAGGTTTTCCTTGTGCTAATTGTTGCGCTCTTACTTTTCCTACTTGTGTAGCACATTTATTGTTTACTTTTTCGTTTAGCTCTAAGCCTCTCTTGGCGTTGTTTTTTACTCCGTTAGGGTAATCGCTATATGATTCAAGTTCTTGCCTCTTACCACCCTTTACACGCTTGTCTGACTTGATTATAGACCTTATATAAGACAACATTTCACTTGCTTCTGCTTCTTCTAAGTCAGCAAAATCATTTACAGGCTCTTTAGGTCTTTCCATTTTGTCTGCAAAGTAACCCTCTATTGAAAAACCTTTAACCTTGCCTGTTTTTACAAAGCCATTCCATATTTCATCGTTGTTTACCTTAACAGCTCCCATCCAAGTACCTATAGGAACATTTAAACCATACTTACGAGATTTATCATGTACCTCATCTTCCACTAACCAAGATTCTACTAATGTTAGTCCGTTGATCGTGTGTTGGTGTTCTAATGTAGCTTTAGATTGGTTTCCGTTCATTAAATAAAGCTGTGATGCTTTTTCTACTGTGTCTTTTGAGAAATATATGTAATATTCTTCCTCGCCTTTTTTACGATAAATAGGTTTGTTAGGAACAAGTAAAGCACCCATTAAGATACGCTTGTCTTTATCGACCTCAGCAAGTTTTATTTCCTCGCTTTTTAGTGCTATAAAATCTTCTTCTATTGCAGGGTTTTCTACTACAGATATAGCTTCAATTCCTGTTAGCTCATCATCCCCTAAGATTAATTCAACGATTCTCATATATGTATAACGTATTAATTTATTTTTTTGTTTATCCTAAACTTGCACTACTTACAATATTTCTGTCTAACTCTTGTGCTGTGCTTATATCTCCACTAACTACATAAGCTCTTGGGGGTTTTTGACCTCCTAACAATTCTGCTAATTGATTTGTACCACTCGCACCTACTGTGTTAAATTGTGGAGGTACTGATGTTGTAGTAGCTGTTGGAATAGTAGGTGTAACTTCTCCTGTATCTCTTGCACCTAAACTTGCAGGAGGTTTAGGAGATTTAGACCCTGCTATTTTTTTTACGTTAGCTATACCTGCTGATATTACTGCTGCTGCACCAATAAAACCAAATATACCCCCCTGTGCTAATGCTTTGTTTGCACCTGCATAAGTGTCTTGTAGTGCTTGTACTATCGCAATAGCTTTACCAAACTTACTATTAGCTCCTACTATTGTTGCTATATTAGATAATGCACCTTTTAAATTTGCTACCTTTTGTTCTTGTAGCATTTTATCTCTTGCTAATGCTTCATCAGCTAATTGCTTTTCTACGTCTGCTGCTTCTTCTATTAAATCTTGTCTTTCTCTTTCTAAAGAATTTATGTTTGTTAATTGCTCTGATCTAAAACCCTCAACTTGTGCAAGTACACCCTCTCTTTCTGCTTGTGCTTCTAATAATGCAATTTGATTCTCTTGACTTGCATTTTTGTCAAATTGTGCTTGTGCTGCTGCAACTAAAGCATCTACGTTAGCTAACATAAGTCTTTCTTGTTCATTCAATACTTCAGCAAGTTTGTTATTAGCTTCTATTCTTTCTTCTATAGTTCTTGATTCATCATCTCTTATTTGTCTTAGCTTTTCAGCTTCTCTATCTTTTTGTTCTAAAATTATTCTGTTTTGTGCTATAGCTAATTCTGCTGTTTTTTGTAAATCAACATTAGCCTTAGCAGAATCATAAGTAGATTTAGCATATTCTGTAATACTCTTAGTTGCTTTTGTAACTGTTTCGATTGATTTATTAAAAGTATCATCTACACCTGTTAAAACATCTAAAGATTCCTTACCTGCATTTTTAACATCATCTAAAGCACCTGCAAAGTCTCCACTAAATACTTTTTTTACTGCACTTGCTAAAAAACCCAAAGTATCTAAGAATGAATTAAATCTTTCTATAAGATTATTTTTAATAGCGTTACCAAATTCTATAAGTGATTCTTTTGGATTTTCAAAAATACCCTTAAAATAATCTATTACTGTACCTACATTGGCATCTAAGAAATTAAAAAAGTCATTAAATGCTAAAGATAAAAACTCAAAGCCTGTATTAAAACCATCTACTACTTTTTGGTTTTCTTCAAATACTTCTTTTAATTTTGTGAACGCTGCTAATAAAAGACCAATACCAATAGCTTTTAGAGTTGTACCTATTTTACGAACACCCTTAGCTGTGTCTTGCGTTGCTTTCTCTACACCATCAAAACCCTCAGCAGTTTTATCTACGTTTTTGTTAAGGCTCTTTATTTCTTTATTTATTCCCTCGACATCTTTCTCTATTTTGTCGGTTTTTGCTTTTAGTTCTATTATTACTTCTTTCGCCATTCCTTTATTGTTTTAAATGTTTCTTTAAATGTTTCAGGGTATTTGTATTTACCTTGTGCAATTCTTATGTTTTCTGTTTCGCCTTTTGCATAAGGCAATAATTCTAATATGTTTTTTATCATGTTAATACGCTATTTGTATATGTTGTTTTTTTAACTATTAACTCTAATTGTGATTTGCCTGTTGTTATATCTGTTTGTATTGAGTTTATATAATACTCTTGTGCATTAATAACTATAATATCATTTACACTATAATTTAAAACAAAACTGATTGGCAAATTAGCCGATACTTTTATTATTCTACCATTTTGATCAAATGTTTGCACAATGTATTGTTCATAAAACCTACTGAATAAACTGTTAGCATTTATATCTCCGTTAAACTCATCATACTCTGCACCAAAATTTAAAGTGTGGTTTTCATCACTTGATACGTTTGATGGTGCATTATAGCTTGTATAATTTGAACTCGTTACTGTATTACTACTTGAATCAATAACCCTGTTAAAAAATATATATGGTTTACCTAAAGTTGTTTTACTATCTGCATCCACCCACCACGCTTCTATGTTATTTGTTTTATTACCTGCATTATCTTCTAAATTAATAAGGACTGTTCTTTCAAAAGGCACTTCTTGATTAAATGCTTGACCATCATACTTTTCAGGTGCTGAATAATTTAAATCGCCGAACACTTGGCTATACTGATTTATAAATTTTAGGCTCGTTTGAGTTACAGGGCTCGAATATTTAAAGTTTACTTGATTGTAAGGTACAGGTCTATCTATTGTGCTTTCTGCTATATTAACGTATCTTGTAATATCTCTTGATGTGCCAAGTGTCATATAGTCGCTAAAAGTTTGCACATAAATTGTACTACTGCCTCTTTTAGTGTAAGCAACTAAATTAAACATCTTAAATATGCCTGTAAGAAAATCTATAACTTTCATTTTAGGTAGATAATCTTGTATAAAAATCATATATGCTAATTGAAAAGCATTGTTACCATAAAAATGTTGCGTTGTAACACCATTAACAGTCTTATCAATTTGTAACCCAAAGTTTGCTAAAGTGTTTAACGCAGAAAAACTTATAGCTTGACTTGTGTTATTGTTGAATCGAATTTCAGGGTCAAATATTCTTGATGATAAGTTGCCACTTTGTAATGATTCAAACCTGACAACCATAACGCTTGTACTTGATGTTCTTTCTTGTACACCTAATAATTCGTTTGTAGTTCTATCCCTTGATATTATCTCTATAGGTGCATTAGCATAACTTGCTGTAAATCTAAATCTTAGAGTATAAGATTCTCCCTCATTTATTGTAAGTTTGCCTCCTGATAAAACATCTCCTGACCCTCCTAAATATGTGTAATCATTAAGCGTTTTTTTTACCCCTAAAGATGTATAGTTTATACCAAAATGTTTTGTGGTGCTGTTTAAGTTATTGTATGAGGTCTTTTCCCTGTGCAACCAAAGGTAAAGCTCATCAAACATATCACTACCAAAGAATGTTTTTATACTTCCCTCATCAGCCATGTTAAATGTTATATCGTATTGTGTTTGTATAGCCTCTATAATTCTTTTTAGTTTTATTGCAGGTTTTAAGTCTTTTCTTAGATTATTCCAACTAACATTGTCTAATCTACTTGTGCTTGGAGTGTCATACGAATAATAATTTTCTAAACTAATTAATGGAACTACTATATTTCTGTTGCCTAAGTTGGTAGCATCAACACCTGTGCTTTGTAAACCCACTTTAAATGCTTGTCTAACATCAGCAGTAACAGTATCGCTTTTAATATCATATGTTGTCAAAGGATTTAAAGAACTTAAATCTTCATCGCCGAATATATCTTTTAAATCACTTGGCTTTCCAAAGAACACTACTTTATAGGTGTGTGGTTGATTATTTTTCATACTCACACCATCTAATCTTATTTGACCTACTTTAAAAGGCACATGGTTTATTTCTAACCTTGCATTTACTCTAAACCTTGCATCAAAGCCTCCTGTTATGTCAAAGTTGTAATAATGTTTAAAGAGTTTGTTGTTTACTTGTGAAGCAGGTAAATTAAACTGTTTAGAAAAAGGTGTAAAGACTTTACTTATGTCCGAAACATTTTGTATAGAATCTGTGATACTAATACTTTCATCTTGGAATAAATCAACTCGAGTATCTTGTATATATAATTGTACCTCACGCCTCATACTATATTATTGATAATATCGTTAGCTTCCTCTACATCTAATGTGTATTGAATTAATCTATCATTTAATGATGTCTTTTTTAACAAAGTATTTGTATTTACTATTACAGGTCTCCATTTGTTACCATCAGTAGAATTGTATTTTATCCAAACATATTCGCTTAATAGTATATCTTCCATTACTTCGTTATAAGCCTCTGCTAAATAATCTGTGTTTAATGTATATCTTTTCCTGCCTGTTTTGTTAAATACAGTTGTTTGATGGTCTTGTGCATTATAGTTTGATGAGGAATAAGTAAATATATTTCTTTTAAATGTTTCACTTTGTGTGTTCATGCTTTCTACAGACTTTAAAAAGAAATACTGATCTTGTGGTGCGCCTTTTCTATTTATAAACCTCATTTGTATAGGTGTATATTTCGCACTACATATTCTTTCAATAGTCCAAGTGTAATTACCTGAAGCTGAGGTTACGCTTGTAGCTGAGGTGCTTATTGTGGTTTTAGAGGTTGAGCCACTATTCATATCCCAAGCAAAACCTGCTGTGTTTTCAGGTAAATAAATAATTCTTGTTTCTCCTGTGTTTGTTAGCTCCTCATCATCGGGGTCAATATCATTACCTGCTGTGCCTTGAGAGAAATAACTATAACCATAAAAGCCTGTATGTGTTACTGCTCCTTGAGCTGTGCCTGTGCCTGTACCATCTAAGCCTGTATAAGTTGTTATAACATAAGATATAGCTACTGTATCAAAATTTGAGCCTGTACTACCACCATAATCAGGATCATAATAGTCTTTAGCTAATGAAGATATTTCAAATACTGTTCTGTTGCTTGTTGCATTTTTCAGTATTGTATAACGCAATGTACCATCTATTGTAAGTTGCATTTGAGCTGATAAATGCGATGCTGTTGTTATTGTAACAAAGTATGGTGTTCTTAAATATATATTTGCCATTATATTGCGTTTTCTATGTCAATTCCAAATTTTTCTTGTAGCTCCTTAGGTAATCTTTCAAAACCTGTTTCAAATGGTTTAGTAAAAAACATACTTGGTTTTATACCTTTTATAAACACACTTCTTGCTATTAAATATTGTAAGCTCTTTCTTGGTATAAATCTTCCTTGCTTGTCTCTTGTTCCCTTTAAACCTTTGCGAATTACCCATTCACTAAAAGACTTAGCAGGAGGCATTTTAGACTTATAAATAAAAGGTGTATTGTATTTTGTTTTCTTACCACTTACACCTTGATCTTGAAACTGTCCGTAGTCCTCCATTTCAAAGACAACACTAATAGAATCTTTACTTACATTAATGTTGTAGTCTAAGCTGTTGTATAGTTTCTTAGAACTGTTCTTTTTGCTTTTAGTTAGATTAGTTCTTGCTTGTTTAATAACATACTTAGCAAAGTTGTTTAAAGCGTTTCTTGTTTCTCTTAGCTGCATACGTTTATATCATTTGCGATTAATACATTAAACGTACAAGCTACCCCTGCCATTTCATTTTCAAACCTTTCATAAAAAAACTCACATGAAGCATCTCCCTCTAACTGATATTTGTTTTTGTATAGTGTGCCTTTGCTTAGCAGACCTACTAATTTGTTTGCTACAGCTAATTGTGTGTTTATAATATCTTGCTCGTTGTTGTTGCCTCTAAATACATCTGTTACCTCATCCTTTGACTGATCTACTATATCCATACACATTACTGTTATGTTAAAGTTGAGGACTTGTTCTTGTATAGTTACGTTGTTTACTATTATATGGCTTAGAGGAAATATTGTTTGCTTAGATAAGTCTATGTTGAATATATCGCCTGTTGTTACAGTATTGACATTTTCATCTGTTAAGAGATTAGTCTTAATAGTGTCTGTTATTTGGTAATAGCCTCTTACTCCTTGATTGCTCATCTATTAAATTTACTTTTTATATTTTTTGATTCTACCTCTGCTTTTTCTTTCATAAAACTCAAAGCATAAAGACAGGTGTGTACATTTAGTTTAGTGATATCTTCAAATCTTCTAATATCTCCTTGAGAGAGACCGAAAAGTGATTGATACCATCCCCACTTTCTTCCGAAGTTAGATACTGAGCTAAGCTCGTTTCCTGATCTTTCTCCAAAGAGTTCAGCATAGCTTTCGACAAGTCCATCCCTAAATTGTAAAAAAAAAGTATGGAACTAAGTACAGCATCCATTGGCATATTTAACATTTTCTCAGGATCTTCTCCTGTATAGTCCTCAACAAGATACCTGTCTTGATATTTTTGTTTCATTGGTCTATATAGAACATTCATAGCTCTATGTATATTATTCATATCTCCTATGTATGTGTCTAAGTCTATATACTCTCCAAATGTCATATCCTCTAACTTAGGTACAAAGCCATAATTTCTGCCACCCATTTTAAACTCTTTTACAAGCTGAGGTTTTTCATTAAACATTTCTGTAAGTATAAGGGTTATGTCTTTAATGCTGTTAGCTTTCATAGCCATTATTGTATCGCCTCTTAGTCCACAAAATATTTCTATCATTTTAATAGCTAAGAAGTTCTCATCTTCGTTGTTCTCTTGAATCTTTAGATACTTTTGATATTGACCTAAAGTAATCTCGCTAAGAGTATCAGGAATATAAACCTCTACTTTCATATATATATAACGTAAAAAAATAAAGTTTTAGAAACTATCTAATTGTGTATTTACCTCTATTAGGGTTTTGTAGTTGAAAGCTCACAGCGTATCTTACAGCATCTATTAAATGGTTAAACTTATCTATAGGTGTGTTAGACTTTCTTTCTAACCAAGAGTAGTTGTTTAGTTCTTTAACAAGGTTTATACTATCCTCGCTTATTATTAAATCATAGTCTTGTAATAATGATATTCCGTAGGTTACACTACCTTGACCTTTTACACTTGGTTTGACATTACAGCCTTTTGCTCGTATCTCACTTATTAGTCGAGGCTCTGCACTATCAGCTATAATTAAACCACCTTTAACGTATTGCTCATTTAAGCGTGTTATTTGGCTTGTTGTAAGGCTTGGCAAGTAGAAACACTCTTTTAGGTATATTCGTTTGTTAGAGGTGTCTATATTAGTTTCTATAAGGGTTGTAGGATCATTAGAGAATCCGTAGTCTTGACCCCATACACTTACACCTACTCTTTTAAATTTACCTATAGTCCAATTATTAAATATAACACCCTCAGCTTTATCTAACCATCCACCCATAATTACATGCTTGTATTTTAGTGGTCGTCTTATTTTTAAGTCGTCTATTTGCTTTAAGAATGATTTACTTAAGTTAGTTATGTTGTCCTGATAAGTAGTGTGTATGTAGGTAGTGTTGTCTTTCTCTGTGTTAGTTCCCTCTTGTATTCCTTTATCCTCAAAGAATCTTTGATATATCCAATGCTCTTTAGTTGTAGGGTTGAGGATAAGTATAATTCTGTTTTGGTTTTTAGTTTCTCTTATTGTAAGGTCTATCTTATCAAATGTACCCTCGTCTGTTAATTCCTCAGCCTCATCTAATACCCAAGTAGTAACACCTGTAATAGATTTTAAGTTTGCTGTTTGATCTCCTGATGAGGTTTTTATTCCTTTAAATACTATCTTGCTTCCTGATCTTAAATTAATAATCTCATCTTTAGTTATGTGAAAATCATCAAACTTATCTAACATTTCTATTTTCTCAATAAATTCAGGTATGATTGAAACATAAGCTGAGGTTAAAGTATAACGAGTAAATAGTATTGTGTGGTTTGCTTCGTATGTCAGTAATACAAGCATGAGGTTTACAGAAAATGATTTACCTGAAGCTCTACCTCCTGTGATTATATAATACCTTGTGTCGTTAGCTAACTTTTGGTATTTCTCGTTTATATCTATCACTTAAACCTTATTAAGTCTTTAAAGCTAATGTTAAGACCCTCTGATGAGTTTATGTCTATCTTTTCTTTTGGTTTTCCGTATCTATAATTAAAGTAGATTTGTATTGCTCGTATGTCGCCTTTAGCTATTAGTTCGCCTAATTTCTTTAAAGCTATATCGTTGTCAATTACATTGTCTAACTTCTCAACTAACTTAAGCTCATCAGCTTTAGGTTTTCTACCTGCTCCTAATCTTCTACCTCCTCTGTTCTCTAATTTGTACATTTTGAAAAACTTTGATTAATCAAATATATAACGTTAATCTTCTTCTTTTTTGTCAAGCTGCTTTTTAATTACCTCAACACTCATATAGATTTGGCTTACTATATTCTCTAATCTTTTTATTCTTTGTATCTGTGTAAACTTTTTTTGTTTCATATTGCTTTGAGTATTTCTAAACATAATTCGTTTGGTATTTTACTTCTTTCGTAGTTTCCTTTGAGTCCTTGTGTTCCTGTCCTACTGCCTCTTGGTGCTGATTCGTGATGGCAGTTTTTGTTTCCATTAAAACATTCAGGTCTTGGTTGCCAACCATTAGGATTGAATACTGATCTAAGATTGTTTGTCCATATATCAGTAGGCTTTGCTCTTTTATCTCCATAAGTACAATACCATACTGTAGTTCTTGGTAAAGGTTGCATAAAGTTTAATTTTCTTAATTTGCCTCTTGGATTCTCAATGTACCAATATTTAGGATTTAGTTCTTTAATTATTTGTATTGTTTTGTTTACTACTTTAACTCCAAATACTGCTTGTTCTGTTTTAGGTGTGTGGTCTTTATTCCAATGCTTACCAATACTTGCTACACTAAAATAAGTGCAAGGAGGACTTGCCCATATAATGTCAGGCTCAAAAGGTACTTTACTTGTGTCAAACTCTAATATGTCTATTGCGTAATCTATACCCTCAAACTCGTTAAGATCTGAGCTGTAAACTTCGTAGCCTAATGATTCAGCAGCTTTGCCTATACTTCTACTACCTGCAAACAACTCTAATACTTTCATTCTGTACCTGATATTATTTGATCGTGTGGTATTTTGTAAGTGCCAAACTGTTCGTCATAACCCTCGTGAAACTTATCTCCCTCAATCTCTTTTTGTAAGTGTGCTAATGCTCTCCAAGCTATTTTTGCTGAGTGTCTTACTCCATCAATATCGTGCATACCATTTTCCATTAGGTGTCGCATAAGTGCATCAAGATCATCTTTGCTCTTTTCTCTATCCCAATGTATCTCCTCGTCAGGATGATGTTGTTTACTTCCTATGTAACTTACTCTTGCTACTTCGCATAGTGCATCAGGAAAGTATTTTATTAGTCCACTATAAAGTGGTATCTGCTTTCTCTTTTGTTTGTTCTTTTCCATCTATATCTTTTAAGGGTAATGTATCTACTATTCTTAGGAGCTTCTTTAAGTCCTTTGATTTTGTGTAATCTACTATGTGGTTTATTAATGCTTTTCTTAATTTTGATTTGTTTCTTATTCTAAGTAAGACTATATCAAAATACTTATCTATTTTAGGATTGTATCGTCTGTGGGTTTCAAATGATTTTAAACTATGTAAAGCTGTAGCATGATCATAATTCTTTCCTTTAGATTCATAAAAATCTCTAATGTCTGTAAACTTCATATTACAATGATGCCTCAACATAAACGTAAGTAAAGACCTCATCTCTATATGTTCTCTTTTTCGTGTGTTATCAAATACGTTAATACCTGATATATCTATAATGTGTTTTGCTATTTTATTTGCCTCTTTCATAATGTTCCTTTTATACAATAACTATCTAAACAAGCACCATCTATAAAGAAAGCCTGATATGTTTCTAATGCTTTTGTTACTTTATTTTTTCCTGATTCATAAAACTCTTGACTTACATCATAGATACCGATGTCTAATGAGCCTTTGTCAATAGCTGCAAATTGAAACTGATCATAAGTTTTGTCAAATAACTCACAATATAAATATACTTGTACATCATATCCATATTTATAACTTTGATATTTAAATGCCTTTATATCACTACAAGTTTTCAAATCGCATAGACGATACGAATCGAGTATATCAGCTTTACCTCTAAATGGATAACCTTGCACCATACCTATTGCAGGAACTTCAAACTCACAATTAGTTATTAGTTGTAAAGCGTGTTCATTTCTTAAAAAGGCATCTGCTAATCTTTCTGCATCTCTTTTTTGTTTTATAGTAAATACCCTATCATGTTCTTCTTTAGCTAACTTATAAGCCTTAGAGTTTTTAGATTGTACATCAACGTACACTTGTGATTCAAATACATCAGGCTCAAGTATTGCTGTGTGAAATAACCAACCTGCATCTAAAGCATTTGATTCTTGTGATCCGTATTCTGTAACGTATTTGTATTTCTTAGGACTATCTAAGAGTAGTTTGATTGATGAGGAGCTGAGTGCAGCTTTACCTAAATAACCATAGTAGAACTTATCATCTTTCATAAGCTCTAATATCTCATCGTGTCTAAAGCGTTCTCCGTTTAAGAGTTCAATATTATCCATATAAATATAATTATTAAGCCTAAGTAACTAAATGCTAAGGCTCTCATTTTGTTTTCGTAATTTTTCATTTTCTTTTTCTGTTCTTCTTGCTCTCTCTATAGCTCTGTTTCTTTGTAGCTTATAATCTAAGAGAGCTTGTTTATATAATCGTATGTTGTTAGAATATTCCTGAAAATAAAAAACAACCCTAACTAATGATTCTGACATCTTCTCTAAATTCTCTGTTTTCTTTTTGTCTATTTGTTTTTTGACAATAGAAGTTAAAAAGTTTAGATCAGACCAAATCTCTAATTCTTTAAGGTTGTTTATTTTTTTAGCCACAATAATTCTTAGTCCAACATTCAAAAGTTTCATTCCATACCATAGGTTTCCAAGTAGGATCAATCTCTGACCTCCACTTAAAAGTACCTGTTACTACACAGTCGTCTAAGATTACTAATTCGTCTATAAGTATTTTCATAATTTTTTATCTATAATATAGTCCTGAGAATTTACATTCTCCGACATATTCGTTTAATCTTTCTTTACTTGATAAAATTTCGTTAATATGTTTTTTAGCATATTCTAAATCATCTTTCAAGTCGTCAAAATCCTCTTGTAATTCTTTTAATATGTAAGATACTGATATATCACTATATTCATCAGCAACTTCAATAATTAAAATTAATTGTAATAATGTTAAATTTTCTTTCATAATATTTAGTTTTATTTATTGCAATATACAAAATAAAATGAAATAAACAAATGTTAATATGTATTTAAATGAAAAATAGTATTTATTTGATTTACTATATCTGATTTTTTATAAATCTTATGATTCTTATGATACACATAAATATAGGGTGCATATCTTAATTTATACTTTTCATTCTTTGCTTTGTGGTTTTCTTTTGCTTTTAATTGGTAAGGACTATTCATTAGCTTATAGCTGATAGGTTTTATTTGTATGCCTAATAATAAAGTCTTGTTGCTGTACATTTCAGCATCTATGCAATACTCATGATCTTTTTCAAATGATGTTTTATATATCCTTACGTTTTTAAACTCTGCTTGTAGTTCTTCTATTATTCCTATCTCGTTTCTAAAGCCATTCCAAGTTTGACCTATTACTCTATGCCAAACATATCTTTTTAAGTAAATGTCTTTTTGCTCAGATAGTTCTTTAATCTTTTCATATACAAGTTCTAATTGTGTAAAACCTACTATTTCTTTGTAGTAATCTTCCCAAGCATTGTGTGTGTAGTCGGATGTTGTTTTGTAGAAGTCTGTGATTAATTCCATACAATTACCTACATACTCTGTCTTAAAATACTTATTGATAGATTGCTTCTTGTTTAGCTTTCTATAAACAGCAGTAGGAATAGATAATGTATAGTAGTAGTTTTCCATTATACAAGTTTGTTAAGGTCTGCTATCCATCTTCTGTAAATACTTCCATTACAAGTGCAAGGCTCATTGTAGCTATGCTTATAGTATTTTGCATGTAGCTCTGCCACTAACTCTATTTGGCTTCTGTTTAATTCGTGTTGTTTTGGTCGATTGGTAAAATCTAACCATCTTTCTAAATCTTCCTCTACCATAGCTTTACTTTGTTTGCGTTTTTTTTACGATCTTCACACCCACACTTGTCTCCCCATATCTTTTTTACTATCCACTTAATACCTGTGTAAGTTGTTATCTTTTCTATTAGATCTCCTAATCCCATTGTATTTCTGTTTTAATTAATGATTTTACGTTCTTGTATGTATTGTATAACGAATAATAACTTATTCCTGTTTTCTTAGACAGTTCGGCTATTGATATATTTTGCTCTGCAATTAAATTAAATACTTTGGCATCATACCAATAGACTTTATCTAATAAGCTGTCTAACTCTTTCATTTTACCCTCTATGTCTTTGTATTCTTTAACTTCTTCCTCTTGTACAAACTTTTCTAAGTAATCTATGTTTACTTTGATAACTTTTTTTTCTTTGCGACATAAATCTATAAACAAAGACCTTAAAATTCTATAAATGTAAAAATGATTTATATCATCTCCGTAACTTATGTCTGTGCCATTACTTATAAGAGTGTGTACTTTTATATACATTTCTTGGCAGAGATCCTCGCATTTGTCTCCCTCACATCCAAAGCTCTTAACTATGCGCAACCAATCTTTATGTTTACTTGCTATCTTTTCGAGTGTTGTCAATGGTTAGTTGTTTCTTAGTTCTATACTTTATTAAATTTCTACCACCTATTGTAAAACCTACATTATTTAAAATAGACTTAAACATAATAGGACTTTCATGGCTTGTAGGTTTATAACCTAAACTCATTTCTTTTACCTTAGCTACATACAATCTTGTGTACATCCAAGCATCAGGACTTGCTATATACCTGTGGCAAATAAGAAAATCATCACACCTGTTTCCGTTTACAGCTCCACCCTCACTATCTCCTATGGTTGGAGGAGGTGTCATGCCTCCGTACTCGTGATTAGCAGAGTGTCGTTTACGCAAGGCTTCGGTTACTGCATGAGAACATATCCAAGTAGAGATATTATATTTCTTACAAAATATTCGTATGTCAGTAAGTTGTACATAAGAATACTCATAGCCATTAGTATCTTTTAAATCTTTTCTTAGTGAGTTTATAGGATCAATAAGTAAACCATCATAGTTCCATGCCTCTTTAACTTTTTCGGCTAAATCTAATAATTGTTTGTATGTGTATTGTCTGTTTATATCTACAAACTTAAAATGATTATATACAAAATCTTTTGATTCTTCGTAGTCTTTTTCTTCTATTTTGTTAATTGGTTTGCCCTCTATAAACTCTATTAGCTTTTTGATAAGTTGTACAGGATCATTTTCACTTGAAAATACTAACCACTTTATGTTATGTTTGAGTGAGTAAAGTAACATAAGATAAAACGTAAAGTGTGTTTTACCTACGTTGTTATGTCCTAAGATAAAGTTCATGTTACCTGCTACAAACCTAAAAGATGAATCTATTTCTTTATTGCCTAACTTTAAGGCTTCACGAACTTTGCCTTTACGAAAGTCGTTTAGTTTGTTTATATGGTCTGAATAGTTTATAAGCATAAAAAAAGGGGGTACGAAACCCCCTGTTTGAAATTTAAAAATTAGAATGGTAGATCATCTTCTCTGTCAGGTGCTTGGTCTTGTGCAGTTACCTCTTTATACTCTCTAACTTTCCATCCGTTTAGAGTTGTAAAGTAAAGCACATTACCATCACGATTAGTCCACTCTCTGCCTCTTACATTAAAGAAAACCTCTACTGTATCTCCTGTTTTCCATACATCAAGTAAGCCACAATTATTCTGTGTAAAATCTATAGATACTACTTGAGGGTATTTATCATTTGTTTCGACTATAAGTTTTCTAAATCTAAAAGTTCCTTTTTCTTCTACGTCTGTTATTTTTTTTACTTTTCCTGTTATTGACATTTTATCCATTTTTATTAGTTTTTAAATATACTCTTGAGTGTTTCGGTACTCTTTTGTAACTTACTCTTGCTTTTAAATTGTCTATGTTTCCACTATGTATAAGTTGATTTTCTAAATCTATAATCTTATATTTATGTTTAATTAACAATCGCATAGCATTATCTATTCTATTAACTTCCTCTCGGTAGCTTTCAAATGTTTCGTTTACTATCATAGCTTAACTTATTATCCAATTATAGAAATGTTTAGCATCTTCTACTACACTAACTCTGTCTGATTGAGGTCTTCCTGCATTAAATTCAGCAGCAGCCTTTAAACAAGCTAATTTAGATATAGTTACATCTTTGCTTGGTGCAGGTTGAGGTTTAGTATAAATGAGCTTTGCAGTTCCGTATTGTTGATTTGTGATTTCGTATTCTACTAAGTCGCCTATTTGTTTTTTAAATTGACCTTTAGCTAAAAACTGAAAACTTTGACCATCGTCAAATTGAACTTGATACTTATTGAATGTGCCTGAACTATTAGACCATTCTCCTTTTTCTTGAATAAATTTAATTTTTCCTTTCATAATTTAATTGATTTTCTAATTGTTTTATTTTATTTAATAATGCTTCGACCTTATAACTATATTCTAATAGTAAAGTGTCTTTTGTTTGATGTGAGTAATTTGTTCTCATTTTATAAAGCTACAAAAAATATTTTGATTTAAACTAATGTTAATAAAAAAAAAGAGGCTTACCGAAGTAAACCCCTCTAAAAACAAAGGAAAAATTTAAGGAAGTTTATAGGTTTTTTATTTTATCTTGATACAATTCAATTAGATTTTTTAAATCTTTATCACTTTGTTTGATTATCTTTTTACTTTCTATTAGTAGTTCTTCAGCTATGTTATAACCATACTCTTGATTAAGATGCATAGCAAATTCTAACTGTCTGCCATAAAAATGACAATTGCAACTATAGCACTGTGGTCTCACATTTTTTTCTGACCATCGCAATATTCTGCTTTTTCGTGAAATCATATGCCCTGCTTGCATACCCTCTCCTTTCCAATATTTTTTAACATTACAAGTATAACATTTAACAATACCATTCTTATCTGCATATTTACGCCTTATATATTCGCTAAATATAGTATCTAATTTTTTAATAAGATTTTTTCTTGAGATTTTACGTGGCATATTGAAAGTTACAAAAAAAAACACTAACTTAGCCTATATTATATATAATATATACACTTCCCTTAAACAACCAAATAGACTATAGGTCGTATATATAATAACTATAGTATAGGGTTATTTCTTAAATAAACTTGTTGCTTTTTCTGTAGTTCTTCCACCAAAATATGCCAACACTACAGCCATCATAACTTTTTCAAAAGTATCATTCCATGTGTCGTTTATGTGGAAAGGTACGCTTTCTATACTATCTAAAATACCTGCTAAAGAAAATATACATATACACCACACAAGTACAAGTGGTCTTACGTTTTTACTTAGCCAAGAATCAGACATACTATCTGCTTTCCATCTTGACGTTATAGCTTCTATCTCTTTGTTTTGTTGATCGTATATTAGCTGTTGTAACTTGATTTTATCCTCTTGTGGTGCTTCTGCCTTAGTTATCTCTGCAATCGCTTCCTGTGGACTTGTAACACCCTTTAAAACGCTTCCTAATGTAGGGTTTAACATACTTGCAGCACCAAGTAATACTTTGCCTACAGTACTATCTTTAAATTTTTTACTCATAATAAAATCTCCATTTAAGTTGTACGATTAATAAATAAATGTTTAGTTCTTCGTAGTTATGCTCTGTGTCAGCAGGAAAATAATTTACACCTACATTGATTCCGTTTGGTAATAAAAGTATTATAGAAAAGTCCATTAATATAATTCGTATCTTGTTTTACCATTTTCTCGTATAGCTCTTAAAACTCTATTACGATTTTCTTTTTTTGAAACATAAGAACAATGTACCCAATCAGGATTGTCATTACTACCGAACTCATATATTAACTGATCAAAGTCTAAATTCTCTCTTATGTATGTAAACATCTCATAATTAGTTTTATATCCAAAAACATCATCAATATCTATTGCTTGTCCTTTACAATGTTGAGATTTAGTAGAGCCACCTATTGCAGTATTTAATTCTTCACTTCTAAAAAAAGATGTAATCTTAATAGCACCACCTACATACAATCTAAGAGGCTCAAATATAAATTCTGCTACTCTATACATATTATCTAATTGATCTTCATTAGGTACGTTCTTTATGCCTCTACGCTTAGCTGTAGCACTATGTACAGCTTCTTTATAAGATATATGTTTGCTTATTCTCATAATTTATAATTAAGTCCGACTTTAATTTCTTTAAGGTTTCTATCCCAATACCTTTGTAAAGTAACTTCAGTAAACACACCTAATTTACCCCATCTAAAACCGAACACACTACCTGCTGAGTAATCTATCCAATCTCCCTCTACAAAATTATTGTACGAGTATCTTTCATCTCCACTCATTAGTTGGTGTTTAGTTAATATGTTTCCGTATAAATGCACCCAAAAGTTCTTTTTGTAGTGATAGAAGTCCACACCTGCTACTGCTGCTAAATCTGCAAAGCTACCTATATTAGCTAATTCCTCTCTGTTGTATCTATTTACTACATTTTGAAATACTCCGTTACGATAATCTGCATCACTTGCTGCTATAATTTGACCATCTTCGTTAAACCACAAATAATCATAACCTAAACTTTCTTCAGTAAATGGGTCTATCATTTCATATAGTTGGTCTGTGTGATATTGGTATGCTAATTCCCACCAATTTTGGTTTTCTAAAAAAGATTGAATTGGGTTATGCCCATAGGCTTTAGAATAAGTCCTATAGATTGAGCCGATACTTATACTTAGTTTCTTACCTATTGGCAATCTAAATCTGACCTCGGCACTTTTATAATCTATATCAATTAGTTCGTTCTTTTGGTACTCTCCTTTTACTAACCAATACTTAGCTAAATATCTAACAAACATCTCTTGATTATCAAACTCCCTACCTTGTTGTCTGCCTCTTGAATATTCTATAAGATATTCTAAACCTTTATAAGCACCTATGTTAGATTTAACTGATTGATTCTTTTCTGATCCGTCATAAAATTTGTTTCTGTTTTCGTATTGGAAAAACGCTAACTTTCTAAGACCATAAGTAAACATCATGTCAGACGGATGCCTACGAGTAGTTTCAATTAGCTCATTATCTTGTGTTACAATAAATGTTTGTGGTGCTTGTATTGAATTTGTTTGTGAGTAAGCTCCGTATAAAGTAGAATACTTAAAAATCTTTTTAAATATATTATCTTTTTTTTCTTGTGCGTTTACGTTTATGCTTACGATACTTACGAATAATGCGATTATTAAGTTTCTCATCTTTTGGTTTATTAATTAATTTTATAGTCAAGTGTAACGCAAAACCACCTATTGTTGTTGCTAATAAGTCTTTTTTGTCAAACTTGCCATATTGTATATAATCTAAAGTTTCTTTTCCAAAGCCTACTGCAAATGCAGTACCAATAGGAAAATCTAATTTTTGTCCTGTATATTCTGTTATTACTCCTGCTGTGAAATGATAGTATTTATCCTTTTGAATTTGTGCTAAACTTAACGTACTTAAAAGCGTTGCTGCAATAAAGTATCTATATGTTCGTTTAGTTGCTCTTTCCAATCCTCAGGTAATTTAAGGCTAATGCCACTTTCAATTCTCAGTTCTTCCTCCCCATCATTAAACAAAATAATAGTAGGGTAATATTTTATGTCTTTAAACTTATCAGGAGATTTAGATACAAAATAGGTTTTACTATTGTAATCTTTATAATCTTCTAAAGTTACTTGTTCTGCAAAACTTGCAGTATATTGTATGATACTAATTGACTCCGTTTGAGCAAAACTCGCAAAAGTCAGAAAGAACGCAATTATTACACATCTCATCTTTGTTTACTAATTTGATATAATCTCTCGTCAATCTTTTGTAGTTGATCCTTAACTTCTTTAACATCTCCACTCAATACATCTGTCTTTTCTTCAACTCTTTGGATTGTGCTTCTCACAAGCTCATCTTTATATTGAAACTCTACAGGGTTTACGCTGTTTGTTTTTAAGGCATCTATGTCCTCTGTGTTTGCAGCTACACTACTCTGTAAAGTAAAGTAAATACCAAACAAACTTGATAAGGCTATAACAGCTCCTACAATTTCTTTTAAAGATAAACTAAACTTACTTTCAGGATTTAAATTTGCCATTACAATTTGTTTTCTTGGTAAGACACTCCCATAAATCCGTGCATACCCTCGCTATCTAAATCAAGAGCATAAGACTTCCATCCGTAAGGATGATCTACACTAACATTACCATCTTCATCAGTTTCTTCAATGTCTTTCCATAGAACATCAACGTGATACTTGTCAGACAATACAGGAGCTTTTGTTTCTTCTCCGTTCTCATCGTATTCGCCTTGTTCTAAGACAATGTTACCTAACTTAACGATAGTATGTTTGTGAGAGGGTACATCGTTACCATCTTCATCTTTTACACTTGGTAAAGCATTTATTTTGCTTTCTGCTTGATCTTGTGAATCAAACTCGTATTTACTCACTTTTATCATTTTTTTTCTTTTTGTTGTTAGACCATATTACTTCGCCTTTCCACTCTACCTCTACTATATACTGATCTTCCTCTGCATAGTGTTTGATTGTATGTGAGTGAGGTGTAGGTAAGGCATCTACTTTTTGTAGAGCTTCTTTTCT